CAATTCAATATGGTTACACATTAGTACAAAAAGAGATGGTAATCAAAGAGGGCAGAAATTAACTATGTATAAAGGAAATTACGAACCTGGATTTAAATTATATTTTAAAGATTAATATGTCAATAATAGCACCAACAAATAATACGGGTCTTATAATAGATGATTTTATCAAATATGCAACTTCCCATTTATCAACAGTTTCTGGTGTTGTAAATACTGTATCTTTATATCCACCTGTTGGTACACCTGCACCTGGCGTTTTACCTTGGACAGGATATTCTGTGGCACCATCTTCACCATCCGTATCAGTACCTAAACTTGAAGATTTAGAAATGACGGAGGCTCAAGCATTTGCAGCAGATAATGCAACATTAGAAGGGGCTAATATAAACGATTCAACTGCGGAAGGATTTGCGGTACCGGAAGATACACCACCACCATCTTTTGAAGAAATACAAAATAACGAAGAAGTATTTAATACATTGGTAGAAAATGAACCAGACCCACCATTAGATGAAGAAGATAAACCTAAAAATAATATTGAAAGAGTACCAAATTATAAAACAAATGTAAAAGTACCAAACGAATTGGTTCTTGCTATGAGAAAATATAATATTGGTAGAGACCCATTAGAACGTGCGCATATATTAGCACAATGTGACCACGAATCAGGTGGATTTAGACTTAAATATGAATTATGGGGACCTACTGCAACTCAATCTGGATATGAAGGTAGAGATGATTTAGGAAATACACAAACGGGGGATGGCTACAAATATAGAGGGCGTGGATATATACAATTAACTGGTAGAGCTAACTATAAAAAGTATTCAAAGAGTATTGGAGCTGATATAGTAAATTCACCTGATTTAGTTGCAACCAATTATTTTGCAGAAACACCTTGTTTGTATTGGATATCCAGAGGTTTAGGTAAATATGCAACTGGTTCAGAGATTAGTAATATAAAGTCTATAACTAGAAGAATTAATGGTGGTTTTAACGGATTGCCGGATAGAATCAAAAAATTCACAAAATATTGGACAGAATTACAGAAAGATGAAACACTTTGGAGTTAAAACCCAAAAATAATCAATCTAAATATTTATAAACATAACAATATACAATTATGAATACGGATAAACTTTTAAAAGCTATTCAAATCTTAGTTCAAGAGGAAGTTAAACAACAATTACCTGCCCTAATCAAAGAGGGGGTTAAAGCAGAAATGAAAAAATTAATGGCTGAAGGTAAAGTTGCACAAAAACCTAAAAATACTGGATTAAGTATGGCTAAAGCTATCTTAGGTGATGATGAGCCTGTGGTAGAAACTAAAAAAGAATTTAGTAAAAATCCTATGATTAATCAAATCCTTAACGAAACAAGAACTGCTGTTGCAAACGATGGTGGCTTCAGAACAATGAGTTTCGGACAAGGTGATATGGGTTCAATTGTGGGTAGAACTGCATTAGCAGAAAAAATGGGTTATGGTGATTTTGCCGGTGGTGGACCGAAAACTGGATTAGGTGTTCAAACTGGTAACGAATCATTAGATAAAGCATTGAATAGAGATTATTCAGAGCTTGTTAAAAGATTTAAGAAGTAATGGCTGTAATACTTGGTCAAAAGAAAGTAATTGATAGTAAGGAGTATAATGATTATGCCATAGGTATAACTTTACCTATACAAATAGGAAATACTGCTTTTAATCAAAGTTTCCAAAGTGTTGACCAATTAAAAAGTAATATACAAAATCTATTACTTACAAAACGATATGAAAGATTGATGCAACCTGAATTTGGTAGCGGACTTCAAGAATTATTGTTTGATATGAATGATGATGTATTTGCTGAAAAATTGGAAAATAATATAATTGATACTATGGCCAAATGGTTACCATTTATAACTGTTGAAGATATCAATATACAACAAACAAATGAAATGAGAGATTCAAATAAAGTGGAAGTATCAATTTCATTTAGATTATCCGATACACAAATATTAGATACAGTAACTTTTAATGTACAAATGTAATGGCTATAAACACAATAAATAAAAATTTTAAGAATAAGGGAAAAGATATAAAATATCTTAATAAAGACTTTGCCGCATTTAGAGCAAACCTTATTGATTTTACAAAAAACTATTTCCCGAAAACATATTCCGATTTTAACGAATCATCGCCGGGTATGATGTTTATTGAAATGGCATCGTATGTAGGTGATGTATTAGCATATTATACAGATGATACTTTAAAAGAATCGTTAATGCCATACGCTGAAGATATTCAGAGTATTATAGCATTGGCACAATATTTGGGATATAAACCAAAAGTAACATCACCTGCTATAACAACATTATCTTTGTATCAATTAATACCATCAATTGGCGTTGGAGCTAATAACCAACCTGATGCTACATACTACTTAAAAGTTAAGCAGGGTATGGTTGTAGCAAATAAAACAAACACAGTTCAATTTATAACAACCGATTTGGTAGATTTCTCAAATGAAACGGATAGAGAAATTACAATTTATCAAAGAGATGTAACAACCGGTGAACCTACATTTTATTTAGTAAAAAAATATGTTCAAGCTATATCGGCTGAAAGAAAAGAAAAGCAAGTTACCTTTGGTACTTATGAAAATTTTAGAACAATAGATTTGGATGAAACAAATGTTATTGAAATATATGATGTTAGAGATTCTAATAATAATAAATGGTATGAAGTTCCTTATTTGGGACAGGAAATGGTTTTTATAGATTATCCAAATACCGAATTGAACGATCCTGATTTATATCAATTTAAATCAACAGTACCATATGTTTTAAAAACAATAAAAACTCCAAAAAGATTTACAACTAGAATAAATCAAGATAGTACAACTACTATTGAGTTTGGAGCAGGAGACCCAACGGCATCTGATGAATTATTAATTCCAAATCTTAAAAATGTTGGATTGGGATTACCAAATTCAATTAGTAGATTGGATGAATCATTTGACCCAACAAACTTTTTGAAAACAAAAACTTATGGAACATCTCCATCAAACACAACAATAACAGTAAAATATTATACTGGTGGTGGTGTTTCTTCAAATGTTGCTTCTGGAGAATTGACAAGAATTAACGGAGTTGAGTTTGAAGAAAGTTTAAATTCATTTAATGCAGCACAAGTAGCAATTTATAATTCAGCTAAAAATTCATTAGCTGTTGATAATGAAGTTCCTGCGGTTGGTGGTAGAGGTGGTGAAACTATTGAAGAAATTAGACAAAATGCGTTAGCAAACTTTGGTTCACAAAATAGAGCAGTAACTGCAAAGGATTATCAGGTAAGAGCTTTATCAATGCCACCAAAATATGGTGCAATTGCAAAAGCATACGCTGTTGCTGATGGTACATTGGATAATAATTCACCATCATCTATATTAGCATCTCCAAATCATTTGCAAGAATTTACTGATTTGGTTATGAACTTTGTAAATAAGCCGGATACATTAGAACCAACTGAACAATCTGTAAAAGAAGAAATTACTAGATTTTTAATTGGTAAGACTTCAAATGAAAATGAAAAGAATAATCCATTTGCAATCAACTTATATCTTTTAGGATACGATGTTAATGGTAAACTTACTAATCTAAACAGAGCAGTTAAGGAAAATCTGAAAACATATATAAATGAATATAGAATGTTGACGGATGGTATTAATATAAATGATGGCTTTGTTATTAATATAGGATTGGAGTTTGAATTAATTGTTTATCCAAATTACAATAAGAACGAAGTTTTAACAAAAGCAATATTAGAGTTAAAAGATTATTTCAATGTAGATACTATAAATTTAAATGAGGTTGAATTATTAATAGCAAACATAGAAGGGGTATCATCTGTACCTATGTTAAAAGTTACTAATAAATGTGGTGGTAGATATTCACCAAACTCATACAATATAGATGCGGCAACTAAAGATAAGATTGTATATCCATCTTTAGACCCATCGGTTTTTGAAATTAAGTTTCCTGATGCAGATATTAAAGGTAGAGTAAGATAATGGCATACTATTTTATGACAGCATCAAAAGATGCAACGGTATATCTCCAACAACCAAACCAAAATACAGGTTTAGATGAGATATTAGAAATTGGAAAATTATATTATGGGAATATAAAAGATGTATCCCATGCTTTACTTAAATTTGAAGTAGGTTTCCTATCAGCATCATTACAAAGTGGTGATATTAAATTGGGAGATGCAACTCTTATTTTAAGAGAAACAAAAAGTGAAGAATTACCATTAGAATATACTCTTTATGCTAATCCAATTTCTGGAAGTTGGGAAATGGGAACTGGTACTAGATTTGATAATATTTCCACACAAGGTGTAACTTGGAATTATAGAGAAGGTGATTCTAAATTAGAATGGTTAGAAAATAATTTAAATTCATATACAACTGCTAGTGTAAATAATGGAACTGGTGGTACTTGGTGGACATTATATGAAGCATCACAAAACTTTAGCTATTCAACAGCCGATATTAATATGGATGTAAAATCTTTATTAAAAACTTGGATGAGTGGGTCTATACCAAATGATGGTGTTGTAATTAGACATTCAATTTCAAATGAAGCTGATACACAAGATTATGGTGTAATTAAAGTATTTAGTAAAGAAACAAATACAATATACCAACCAAAAATTAGAATAGGATGGGATGACCAAATATTCTCAACAGGTTCTTTGGAAGCACTAACATCTGATGAAATTAAAGTTGGTATTACAAATTTAAAATCAGAATTAAAAGTAAATACTTCACCAAAATTAAGAATATTTGCAAGAGAATTATATCCTGTAAAAACTTTTACAAATTCATTTTCTTACAACACTGCAAAGTATCTTCCACAAACATCATATTATCAAATTAAAGATTATAATTCAAATGATATAATAGTTCCGTTTTCTGATTATTCAAAAATAAGTTGTGATAGTACTGGTAATTACATAAATCTTAACTTATCAAATTGGGAAGCTGGTAGAGTATATAAAATTGAATTCAAAGTAAATAATGATGGGAACATTCAATACTTTGATGAAGATATAACATTTAGTATTGTAAAAGATTAAAATGGCAGCAAAAACAGGATTACAAAACGAAGCATTTATAAGTGAACTTTTAGTTAGCGGTTCTACTGCTATTACTAAAAATGAATTTGGTGTCTACTCTTTTGAACAAGATGAACTTAAAGATGGTGTTATATCTGGTAAACTGACAAAACCAAAATACAATGAACTTGAATTGGTAAAGTCAGTTGATACGGTAATTTTTGAATTATTACCACCAGCCCCACCACCAATAGATGATACAGTTCCTAGACCTGTATATAATGAGGTAACTCAATCGGTTATAGATTTAACTGCACAAGTTGAAGAATTAACAAATTTAGTTTACACATTAAGAGCAAAAGTTCAAGATGTAGAAATTGTTTCCGAAAGTTTAAGAGTTGATTTGGATTTACAAAATTTAAATGTAGCAGCATCTCAAAATCAAACTTCCCAATTAACTTCTAAAATTAGTAGTACTATTACTGAACTTCAAAATTCAATACAAAAGGGAACTGCTGAAGCTATTCAAAGAGTATCTTTGTTTGCAAGAAATCAAGCATTAGAACAAGAATTATCTCAATTAAGACAAGCAGTTTCTGCTAAAGAGCAAGCATTAGCAGCTGGAGCACTTTCTACCGGTCAATTAGCAAGTATATTATTTGATGGTGCTGGTGACCCAACAAAAGCTCCTGTTGAGGGTATAATGATATCTATGGATTATGGTGGTGGATTTTCTACTGCTGGAAAATTCGCAGCATCTGGTAATCCATTCGCAAACACATATAGAAGTTCATTTGAAATAATTGCATCATCTGCTTTAGCTGGTGGTAAAGAAATTGAAGTTGATGTTAAATTTAGTGGTGGTAAAATGACGCAATCTCCATTTGATTGGGGATTCCCAGTTCCTGTTAAAATTAAAGGTGGTGATACGAAAAAATTCCAAATGACTAAACCATCTACATTTTTAGGAACATTACCCGGTAGACATGGTGCTGGATTATTTTCTAGGTCAAAGGCAACAGTTTATGATTTTACTATGAGTATAATAATAACATCGGAAGGTAAAACAGAAACTAAAGAATTTAAAATGAGATTTTATAATTGGGCATAAATAATATAATATAATGGCAATAAAAACATTTAAAGAAATCATTAATAATAAAGGATACAGGATTGATTCAAATGATAGAAAAATATTTGAAGAAGGAAACCTACAATCTTTTTTTGGTGTTGGTGATAACGATGCAATTGAGTTTATAGTATATGATTCAAATGATAATCAATTGCCACAACAATCTGCAAATAATGCAAATGTAAGATATGTACCATTAACAACAGAAAATATAAATGATTATTTTCTTATAGCAGAAGGTACTCTTTTACAAAAATTTCAATTTCCAAATGAATATTTTATTGATGCTGAAAGATTATTAAGAGAAGCTGGATATAACAATGGTGTATTCAAAACACAAATTACATTAATAAACAAAAGAGTTGGTTCTGATAAAGAGGGAGATAAATTATGGATTTCTGAAATATCACCATCAAGAACTGAAATTAGATTGTTTCCAATAAAAAATGCTAAAGTTAAAAATGCTGAATTGGAAGAACGATTTTCAATGTTTATAAGTAATAAAGAATTTAGAGATGATACTATTATAACTGCTCTAGCATTAATTGAAAAAATAGATTCAAATATAATAGGCACATATTTAAAAACTCAATATACAGAACAATGGGTTAATAAAATGTTGCAAGAATTTAAAATAAAAAGCTTTGATGAGTTTGTAGCTAAAATAAATTTTAAATTTAGAGAATCTGCAATTTATGAATTTACAAATAGAATATCTGATATTGATGATGTAAATTACGGAAAGCGTAAACAAACTAAAAATCCATTATCTTTAGCTAAAGATGATATTATGGTAATATGTAAACGATTAATAATAAAAGCAGTTAATTTTTACTTACCAAAGCAAGATAATAGAGATAAAGCATCTTTTAATATTGATACAAACGAAAGTTTAGATATAGTAGGACAAGTTTTACAAACAGAGAGTAGTGATTTATTAGTAGATACATCATCACCAGTTCTTGTTAAAGCTCAAGCTAAAACATTATTAAAAACAAATAAAGAATTAGAGTTGGATAGACAAATACAAAAAGAATTGCCATATCCAACTAAAGGAATTTTATTATCTAAGTATTGTGAAGGAGTTGATTTATATGGAACATACGCAGATGGTAATGGTGGTGAATATAAAGCATTAATATTAGCTAACTCAACCGAATGTGGATACAATCAACCTGATTTAAGAGATACACCTCGTGGTGGTATAATTGATACTGGTGGGTCTGGTGGTGGAAGTGGACTTGCTAGAGGAGGCTCCGTTGGCGGAGGTGGTGGTTATGTTCCAAGAAGAGGACCTGAATATGGTAGAGAAGAAGTTATTGAATTTGATATGAATCAAAGAGAAAACATAAGATAAAATATTTATTAATTAATGAGAGCAATAGAAGATATATTATTTGATAGTAGATTTGGTTCTAACGATTCTTTTAACAACGGAATTCCATTAGAAGTATTAAATAATATTGCAGCAGACCCTATTGGTGGTGGGGGTGGTGGAGTATCTGCCGGAGGTGGTAGTTCTGTTATTATAACAAAC